TCAGGTAATGCATCACTTGCAGCTTGGGATAAACTTATTAAAGAAAAAGCAGGTAAGTCTGTTTTAGCTTCCCTTTCTCCTGTTAATAAAGATTGGGGTAAAGGTAAGTATGATTCTTTAGTATATAGAACATAAGTTTCAACTAATATTTTATCATTATAGGGGAGATATGGCAAGCGATAACTAATTATAAAAGAACCATCATCAATTGTATATATATCTTTTTTTGTAACTTCCCCTTCCTCTTTTACTCTTTCTCCTGAAATTGGGATTATTCCACCTGTAATAGGATCTTTGATTGCTATTTGAACTTTAACTCCTTTTAGAGGTTGTTTTGTAAATTGATCAAATACTCTACCCGAGGTAGTATAGGGTCTAAATTTAGGGATAAATTGACCTATAGTTCCACCTCTTTCTTTTCTTGCTTCTGCACGTTTTTTTCTTTCTTCTTTTCTTTCTTGTACTCGCTTTTCTCTCTCTTCACGATTTTGGGTCCTTTCATCTTGACGAGCTGCTTTTCTTTCTTCTCGGGATAAAGTAGATTTTTCGGTTACATCCCTTTCATTTGCTCTAGATTGAAATTCTAATGCTTGTGCTTTTAATTCTGATGTGATTTGACTTTTAAGTGAATCTAAATCAATGGTGTCACCTATTAGTTTTTTCCCAGCATCTGAAAAAAGAAATTCTTGAGCAAGTTGTAATAATTGTTCTTCTCCCATTTATAAAGTTTTAGAAAATCTAGATAGGTAATTTTTATTCTTTATAAGATTAATTATAGTTTTTAATTGAGCAGCAGCAGCAGGGGCTCCTCCTTTTAATGCAGGTTCTGCTACTAAGGCATCACAAAGTAAATTCATAGTTTCTAGCAATACTTTAAATTGCTTTATAAAGCTATCTCCTAAAAGTAGAGATTCACCAGCATTAATACTACCTAATTTTATTAAATCCCCAGTTAAAGTAACATTTTTTCTAGTACTAATTCCTATATCTTCATTAGCTGATATTGATATAACTTTTTGAGATGATAAAAGAATACTATCTGTAGTAGAATTAAATAAAATTCTTCCTGAATTTAGTATTATCTGGTTTTCTTTATATGAAATGGGATAAAGTGGGATTTGATCTGAAGAAATACCGATGTAATTCTTACTAGAAACGTTTATGGGTATTCTTTGGGTAGAAGTAAGATAAATAGAAGATAAATCATTGTTTATATCCTCAACTGTAGGTAACCATCCTTCATCTGAAGAATTAATAGGTTGACCATTTCTTAAAATGGTTATAGGGTCACCTTCTTGCCCTGTTGTAGACCAATTATTTTGGTATAAACTATTAGATTTAATAGTACTACCTAAACGAATACTATTCCCAAATCTTCCTTCAAATATATTATCACCTGTAAAAGGTAAAATAGGATGAATATTAGTACGTTCAATAAATTTACCTCCACTATTATTAGTAGAATTTAAATTTATTTCTGTAGAATTATCTGTTACTCTTCTAACATTTCCATCTTCAATAGATTTATAATCTTTTCTTTGAGATTCGGATATAGTATTAGTATTTAGAGGATTAGGAAAAGCATTATGGTGGGGATGATTCCATAATGATATAGCATTTAAATAGTAATATATTTCGTTATCCGTTAAAGTATTTAATGAATTTGTATCTGGTAGTCTTATTAAGAATACAATTTCATTTTTTAAGGGAAATGTTTTTGAGTTAGATAATAAAGATTTAGTTATCTTTTTAGTTATTTGTTCTCCTTCAGGAAAATTAATTAATTCATATTTTATGATACCAACTCCATTCCACCCCCCATATATTTCAAAATCTGGGTGAGTTTCATCTAAAATAATATCAGTTACACGAGCAGGTATTAATTTATTAGATAAGTCCTCAATTCTTCCATTTATATTACCAATGGAAGAATCTTGAGTATAGGGTTGATTTACCCCAGAAAATCCAAATTTACTACCTATCATTTTTTGTCTGAATTAGGGGTTATTTTTTCTAATTCTTCAAGTAATTGTTGTTTTTCCTCTTCGGTAATTCCTAGCGATTCTTCACCACTACTACTATTTAACGCACGTTGTATGATAGTGGACATTTTAATTAACTGTTCGTCGTTTTTAACGCCAATTTCCATATATTCCTTAATGAGTGGAACAATTAAAGTTGCATCCCCAATATCATTAATAAGAGGCTTGAGTTCAGCAATCAACCCCGATATTTGTTTTTCTTTTCTTTTTTGGTTATCGTATATTTCACCTAGTATATCTGAGAATTTTTTCTTCCCAAATACAACACTATCTAATGATCCCATAATATTTATTTTGTTATAAATATAGATATAAAGAGATTTTAAAATTTAGCGTATCCGTTTTCAAGATAAAAAACATAGTTTGTTTTAAAGATATCATATAATTCATTAGATATCTTGGTTATCTTAGGAGTTTTTACATCTATTATTTCTCGAATGTAGATATAAAGAGCCTTTTTATTAAAAATTTCTAAATTTTCTCTATTTCTAAAAATTTCAAGTATTGCATCTGCTACTTGAGCATCATTCTTTTTTGGAAATAATGCAAATATATTTTTACTACAATATTCTACATACAAATCTAGGTATTTATCTAGTTCATTTTTAGAATTATCTTCTATAGTATAAAAGTGTGTAGTGCCTTCTTTGTCTAATTCTCCAATTTCAGTTTTATTTACTTTTTTATTATAGTTTTTAGTATTATATAATATAAGCCATCTTTTAACTATAGTTCCAAAATAAGAATATGCTTTAGCTCCTCGGGAAGGATCAAATAGGTGAATTTTAGATAAAAGGAAGGTAATTATTTCATGTTGTAGATGTTCTAGTTCTTCAACTTCTGTATGGTAAAATTTAAATGTGTGGATTATATTTTGGGTAAGTTTAAAAAATGCATAGTGGATATGCCTCTCATATATTCTACTTCTTTCCTCAAAATCTTTAGAGTTATTATATAATACAATATAATCCTCGGTTTCTTGAGTAAAGTAGTTTTTACTCTTAGGTTTTCTTTTTTTTATCATAAAAAATTTAATTTTTGTACTGAGAGAGGATGTTTTGGATTTTTTTAACTTCGTTGAAAAACCATCCAATTTCGTCATCAGATTTAAAAACTTCCTTCTCATCTATCTCTTTTAATCTCTTTTCAGAATTATTGATTATTTCTGTGATTGAAGAAATGTATTTTTGTTGGGATATAATTATATCTTCTGCTTGTTCGTTTTTGAACAGAAGATTAATGGTCGTGTATCCTAAGATCACGACCATTATTCCTAAAATTATTATAGTTTCTATCATATTATAAATCGTCTAACATATTTTTTAAACCAACACTTGATAAACTACCTAAAGCTTTGGTTTTTGTATTAGTTTTATTATTCAATGTATAACTCTTCTTTGGTGTCTCCAAATTATCTTGTTTTTTCTCTTTAAATTTAGGCAACCATTCTTTTTCAAATTCAACTCTAGCAGCCAATAGGTCTGCTTGGTGGAGGATATAGGGTAGACATGTTCTAGGTTTCTGTTCTGGCATGAAATTTAGTAAATATTTCTTATTGCCTTCATCATATAGCCCGTCATGTGTCTGAATAGCTACCATCTCGTTAAAGGTATACGAGATACCATGTGACTGGAGTAGGAATAATCCTCTATCGGGAACGGAAGAGAATGGAAGTTGATTATTAAACATATAATCTTCTCCCAATTTATCTTTTCTCCATTGATCAGTTTGAGGGATGTAAGATTCATGATTTTCATCACCCATTTTACCCAAATCATGGTTAATAGCAGAGAATACCAATTCTTCAGTAGTAAAAGTTGACATATCTGCTTCAAATTCTTCCCATAAGGAGTGAAGTTTAATAGCAGCATCTACTACTCTATTTACGTGCTCAATATATCCTCCAGGAAATGCATTATGGTATTCTTTTTTATGAGCGGCAGGCATCAAAATAAGCCTATCTTCATATTTTTTGTAGAATGCTAGTAATTTTTCTTTTCTAGGAGAAGAAATGTATTGATTAATATTATTTAATAATTGATCCCAATTCTCTTGAATTTGTTCAGCTGTTAATTTCATAACCGTTTATATTAATTTAAAACTTATTTACTTCATTAGGTGATAAAGGCTCTGCTTCTACCATACTTTTTAAATCTTCAACAACATCAAGTCCTTTTTGAATATTTTGAACATAAACATCGATTGGCTCTTGTGTTTTAACGATACGTTGCAAATTGATTAAAATGGATTCAAGAGTCTCCATTTTCTTTTGCATTAAACTTCTATTTCTCATTGTATATTATTGTTTATAATTTCTTCTGTTCCATCCCCCTCTATCTCCTTCCCTTCTTATCCCATCTCCTTCATATCCCTTAAACCCGTGATATAAAGTTATATAGAATCTCTTATGGAGTCAAGGGATTTTTCAAATTCCTCAAGAAAATTTTTAATTTTAAAGAGGTGGGCACATTTTTCATATTCTTCATTTTTCTCAAAGTATAAAATAGATTGCCCTAAATTATAAATTAATTGCTCTGAGTTATAACACATTAAAGCATCAATATGCATGTTATTATCTATATCAACTTGATTAATATAAAAAAATGCTCTATTAAATGTAACAAATGCCGTATACTCGTTTATACTTTCTTCACTATATACTTTTTTGATTCTATCAAGAGAAAATTTTAACTTTTGAAGAAAAATTTTGTTGTTAATAATTATTTTATTAAACATCCCAATTTTAGTATAAGGATTATCCATAAAATCTTCATGGACATCCATAGTATTAGGATTATCAAATAAATTAAATATTTTTTCTTTGGAGATCATTTATAAAATTATAGCACCTATATATAAATACTAATTAGGTATACTTTTCCCCTATTAATGTAATTATATCTTTAGCCTCCTCCAAATCTACTTGGAAAAATTCTCGTTGATTACTTATTCTGTATTCTTTTAAAGCATCATGAACTTCAGTCTCCATTAAATTACCATCAAAACATCTAAAAGCCCATTCTACTTTAAAGGGCATTACAACACCTGTAGAGGTAGAAATTTGTTTTGCTCTTAATTCTGGAGTTAGATTGGTATATCCAATCTTCAAAGCATCAGGTATAGAAGGATTAGACAGAATGTATATCCACTGATTTCCTTCTCCTCTATTAATATAGATATCATTTCTTTTAGATAGATAATATGTAACTTTTTCCCATCCATTACCAGCCATTTCAGGATCAGGATGAGGACCTATAGTATAATAAGAAGCCTTATGAATATTTCTATTTACGATATCATCATCTAACGGGATATATTTTTGTGCCTGTTCAAGAGTAATTTTTTTCATAAAATTTAAAGAAAAAAAGGGGGATATACCCCCCATTTTTAATTTGCATATTCTAAAGCTCTAGAAAACATTCTCTTATTAAGATCCATATCTTGTTGGAAATTCTTAATTTTACGAGCACTTCTAGTTTTACCTTTCAAGGTAGAATACATGAAATTTCCTTCAAGAATATTTTCTTGGATTCGGTTAAATACCTTCCACAAATTATTTCCTTCATCTTCTCTTCTCTGAGGAGTCAATATTTGCTCAATTGAAATAGGAGAAAAGGTATTTTCGGTATTTTCAACTCTAACTTCAAGCAAATCCTTAGCTAATGAAAGGATTTGTTCTTGTTCCAATTCAATGTTAACCATTTGGTTCATAGCCTCAACTGTTAGAGGAAGAGTTTCAACCATTCTCTTAATGGTATTTTCCAATTCTTCAAAATTATAACCCATATGACGGATTTTAACATCCTCAAATTGTTCAGAACAAACTACCAAACCATTTTCACACACCATTCTAAAAAGACCAGCAGTGAAAGTAAATGCATTCTTACCATCGTGTGAATTAGTAAGTAAAATTTGTGGGAAAACTACATCGTTATCCTGACCATTAATTGTAATGTCATTGTTTCGGAACACTACTAGGTGTTTTTGAAAACCTTGATTTTTGCGGGCTCTAACCTGCTTTGCATCAACAACACCCCAACCCAATACTTCCATATCTCT